AAATATCAAGAGACATTAGAGAAGATGTGGAGTTAGAAGTATGGGATGCGATTGTAAATATAGACAGTGCATTGCGTGGTGATTCTGACCTGAGTGGCAATGTGAATGACATAGAAATAGGAAGTGCATCAACAGGGTATACAGATATTGGAGGAGTGGCCTACAGGACTCTGGATATTCCGTTATCAGTACAAATTATGGGTGAAGTTACAATTACTCCATAGGAGAACAAGATGGCAAAAGTTAGTGGATTAAATGTTAGGTGCTTTGTACAGGGCAGAGATATTAGTGGTGACGCTAATGCTCTTGATGGAATGGGTTATTCTCAGGAAACTCTTGATGTAACTCCATTGAATACCCTAGCAATGAAAAGAATAACAGGGAGGTCAGATGGAAGCCTATCAATTAACTGTTATTTTGATGCGGGAACTAATTTGTCTCACTCAACCTTTACATCAAACTCAGGAAAACTTCCAACAGCTAATCAAATCGTTACTGCTCCGTTAGGTTCTGCTGTTGGGTCGGATTTTGCAGGATTGATTGCCAAGGAAGCTGATTACAATGTAACTGCTTCAACAGGGTCAGCCATAACTTCTAATGCTAGTTTTTCGGGAACAGCAGGAGTTGGTGGGGAGTTCGGTGAAATGCTTACAGCATTTGATGACACTCACTCATCCGCAACTGACGGAACAGCCATTGATAATTCGGCCTCGTCAGCATCAGGGGGAGCAGGATATGCCCACTTTCTTTCCCTTGGGTCAGGAAGCGTTGTTGTAAAGATTGAACACAGTTCAGACAACGTAACATGGGCAGATTTAATTACGTTTTCAACTATTGGAACATCAGATGTTCCAACAGCGGAAAGAAGTGAAGTCACAGGAACAGTCAATAGATATGTGAGGGTGTCTTCATCAGGAACATTTACTAATGCGGTTATCGCAGTAGGATTCGCTAGATTCTAAGGAGGTCATAATGGCTAAACAAAGCGGATTAGGTGATTACATAGCGGTTGATGATAGTGCAGGAACGCCTAGAGATTTATCTACGGATATAACCAATTATGAAATTGGGAATAGCCAAAATCTCTTGGACGCAACTTCTATCAGCAAGTCTGCTATGGAAAGAATTATTGGATTGGGGGATTTAACTATTTCCCTGAGTGGTGTCTTTGATGCCGCATCCAATATGGCTCATGATGTCTTTAAGACAAAATCAGGTACTAGGACAGTTACTATAGCAATTGGTGGAAACACTACTGGATACCCCGAACTTGAAGCTGAATGCCTTGTGGGTGATTACAACATTTCAAGGGGTAATGATGGAGCATTAACTTGGTCTGTTACTCTGCCTCTTCAAGATGGAACAGTACCAACTTGGGGTACAGCATCATAATGGTGGTTAAGAATACGACAGGAACAAAACCGTTTGTCCTGCAACGCAGGGAAGCTAACCTTACGTTTCCAGAAGACCATGAATATCACGGTCTGGAAATCAGGGTAAAACTTGATGTGAATATATCCACGTTTTTGGAGTTTCAAACAGTTTCAGAAACCAATACTGCGGAGGACATGAAAATGATGTTCTTAAAGTTTGGTGATGAGATTGTCCAAGAGTGGAATTTACATGATGAGGATGGCAAACCTGTACCTGCTACTGGAAACGGCTTCTTAGAACTGCCCCCCAATATCTGCACAGCCATGATTCAATCATGGGCTGAGACTGCGGCAACTGTGGGGGAAGCCTAGAGGCTGAGATTCTCAAGTGGAAAGCCGTAGGAGGTGGGACTGACAGGGATGGAAATCCTATTGTTAAGCCACCTCTTTTGGTTAATGCGGAAATGATAGACGGTATCTGTCAAAGATACAGTTGTTTGCCGTCTTCTCTAATGGGAGAGGATGTCAGCCTGTTAAAAATGTTGAACATAGTGAATATCGGATTAGACAAGGATAAGAATGGCGGCTAACGCAGTAAATATATTAGTTAACGCTGATGGAAGTAAGGCTCAAGGCCAATTCCAAAAAGTAAGCAAAGCAGTAGCAGGGGTAAGTCTTGCTGTTGCAGGTGTTGGGCTTGCTCTTGTCAAAGTCGGAGATGAGTTCACAAAATCGTACAACAATATACGAGCAGGAACTGGTGCAACTGGTGCAGAACTTGAAGGACTAAAAGAAGAGTTCCGTGACCTAGCAGGAAGAGTTCCTCAGGATATGGGAGCAGTTTCTACTGCTATCGCTGATGTTAATACCAAGATGGGATTAACTGGGGATGATTTAGAAAACACGACCAAGAAATTTCTTGATATGTCACGGCTCATGGGGACTGAAGTAGAACCCATGATAAAAACGGTTTCTGATTCTATGGGAGTGTTTGGTATAGACGTTGCTGAGACAGGGCAAGTGCTTGATGCTCTTGCGTTAGCTTCTCAGACAACAGGAGTTCCAATGAATCAACTCTCTAATACCATGAGAGAGTTCGGCCCTGTAACTAAAAACCTTGGTCTAAATTTCCATGAATCCATAGCAATGTTCTCTCAATTAGAGGGTGCAGGTATCTCAATAACAAGAGTAATGCCCGGAATTAATGCTTCAATGAGACGGCTAGCAGAGTCAGGGGTGAAAGATTTACGCTCTGCACTCTTTGCAGGTATGGAAGACATTAAAAACGCCACTTCTGAAACAGAAGCATTAAATATGGCAACTGATTTATTCGGTGCTGAAGGGGCGCAGAGAATGAAAGTTGCTATACAGGAAGGTGCTTTAGACCTTGAAGTAATGGCAGATACTCTTTCTGAAGCATCGGGTGTTCTTGATGAAATGAATGAAGGTTCTCTCACATCAGGGGAGAGATTCGACATGATGAAAGATAAAGCCAAACTGATGATTGAACCCCTTGCAGGAATAGCATCTGCCGCAGGGCCATTCGTTGTTATGCTCCCTGCATTTATTAGCGGAGTTGCGGCATTGGCAAGTTCTACTATGGTTGCATCAGCGGCAACAAAAGCATGGACGGTAATTCAAGCGGCTTTTAATCTAGTTATGTCTGCGAACCCTGTTGCATTAATCATTCTTGGAATTGTTGCGGCAGTAACAGCGGCAATTCTCATATGGAAGAACTGGGACACAATTGTTCGGGTGTTTTGGGAAACGTGGGAAAAACTTGATGCGTGGATGTCACAACATTTCGCAGGAACTTGGGAAATGATTAAAGATGTGGTTGGTGGGGTAATCGAGTTTTGGTCTGAAATCATTAAAGGTTTCGTTGCTTTATTCAAAGGCGATACAGATGCGGCATTGGAACACTTCTCAGGTGCTTGGGATGCCCTCAAGGAAGTGTTCTCAACCTTATATGGCTTTATATGGGATAAGTTTGATGAACTGATGGGAAAGCTACTTGGAGACAAGTGGGATAAGTTCAAAGAAATAGTAAGCAATGTGGTTGAAGCAGTTAAAGGAATATTTGGGGGGCTTGTTGATGTGCTTGGTGGAATATGGGATGTAATCGTTGGAATATTCACAGGTGATAAAGACTTAATACTGAACGGATTTAAAGCAATAGCCAACGGAGTTATTTCCATATGGAACTCCATAATTGGATTGATAAACACCTTTGAATTTAAAATTCCTGATTGGGTTATGGGAATTGGTGGAAAAGGTTGGAGTCCTAATATTCCTGAGATACCTGCACTTGCACAAGGTGGGATTGTCAAAAGTCCAACTCTTGCAATGATTGGAGAAGCAGGCCCTGAGGCTGTTGTACCATTAGGCAGAGGTGGTGGCATGGGAGCAAACATAACTATTAATATAATGGGTGCGACTTACGGCTTTGACGATTTTGAAAATAAGGTAGCTGAAGCAATCAAGGATGGAGTCAGAAGAGGTGGATTCCAAAGGATTATTAACTAATGGCAAATGAATTCAAACATGACACGGTTGGAACTTCTCTGACGGAAGCTGAATGGGTAGGAATCGGAACTCACGTTCTCGATTCTCAAGCTACTGGAGATGTTATTTATGCCTCATCAGCCACCCAATTATCAAGGCTTGGCGTTGGAACTGATGGAGATGTATTAACCTTGGCAAGTGGAATTCCCTCATGGGCGGCTTCATCATCTGCGGCGGCAGATTTAACTGGAACAACTCTTGCATCTAATGTCGTTTCATCATCTCTTACAACGGTAGGAACTTTGACCACGCTCACGGTTGATAACGTAATAATCAATGACGTTTATATTGGACATACTTCTGATACGGATTTAATGACGATTGCAAGCGGTGCATTAACCGTATTGGGAACAATAACAGTCGGCGTTGATGATACAGGGCATGATGTTAAATTCTTTGGGGCATCCGCAGGGGCATATTTTGAGTGGACTGAAGCCTCAGACCAGTTGGAATTAAGGGGAGCATCAGCAGATGCCACAACAAGCACAGGAAAACTACTTTTATCAACGAGTTTAACTGACATTAATGCCAATGATGTTATTGGAAAAATCAGTTGGCAAGCACCTCTTGAAGCAGGGGGAACAGATGCAATTTTAGTATCCGCAAAGATTGAAGGAATAGCACAAAGCACATTTGCGGCAGATTCAAATGCCACAGACCTTATTTTCTCAACAGGGCATTCAGAGGCGGCAACAGAGAAATTTAGAATGACTTCTCAGGGTGAACTTGGAGTGGGTGGGGAAAACTACGGAACATCAGGACAGGTTCTAACTTCGGGAGGTGCAGGAGTAGCTCCTTCATGGGCAACTGCGTCAGGAGGCGGTTTGTCGTGGGCAGATTTTGTGGGGATATAAATTAGTGAACAGGAGATTTTAAAATGGCAGTAGGTGACCAATGGATAATGTTCGGGACAGGTAGTGCAAGTATTCGACCATCGTCAGGGGTTGAGGTCGTTATTAAATCGGCGTGTACTTATCCTCTAGGTAGTAGTAATTTCGGGTACGGATACCATGTATCAAGTTCTACTTCAGGAAGTGCTTATGGCATTGTGGCAGGAACTTATTATGGGTACGGAAGTAGTTATCAATTAAAACCAAGCATGAAAAGTGAATACCACGCTTCATCCACAGCGGCAGAAGCTGAAAATGTTGCAATTCCTATAAATAATACCTATTACATAGATGTTAGTTATACAGGGTCTTACGCCCCTGCTTATAACATGGGTGGATTTATAACAAAAGATTAAAAAGGGGGAGTCATGGCGAAATGCTGTAACTATACTGACAATACGAGTCCAACGTTGGCTCAATGTAAGGCAATTGAAACCAAGTGGAATGAGTTTTGTAATAATTACTTCACAACTATGGATGATAAATATCCATCAACTGATTTGACCAAGGTCGATTTAGACCAAGGGACAACATTACTACAAGACCCATCAACCCAAGTTGTTCAAAAACACCCAACGACCAATCGCCCTATGTACAGAGTCATGACAGTTGATTTGGATGCAATTGAAGTTGCTGATGAAGAAATTTCTGCTCTTAGATTAAAGGGGCATGTCGTAGATATAGACGACAATTGGATTCACAATGATTTTAAAATTTTATTAAATTCTCAAAGAATGATTGTTGGAGTGCAAGGTGGATGGACTCCTATTGAAGATTTGAAAGAGGATGAGGGATTGCCATCTGCTGACCCTCCTGTTGCTCCTGACCCTAACAAGGTTACTCGGGAAGGCGTAAATACACTAATTACAGCAGGAAGGTTGACCATAAGAACCCATGAAGGTCATATGCAATATGGTGGTTATATCAGGGAAGAACTAATCATAGCTGACCCTGCAGGAAAACCATCATAAGGAAATTGAATGGGAAACATTATTCAAGAAGATATCGAAAGACTGACAAGAGAAAATCCTGTTGCTAGTGAGCAACTCAGAAGAATAGTTGCAGAACGTGAGGCTAACACGCTAAAAGAACTTCTTCAAAATAATGGAATAGAAATTCCAGAGGAAATTGATGGTAACGACAACCTACCAGTTAGTAGTTGATTGGGATAACAGCGGTAGTTTTTTAGGGACATATGATGATATCTCTACTGACACCTTTGAAGTCCAGTTTCGTAGGGGAAGGGATTACGCATCTCAAGTCTCAGGAAATTCTACGGCAGGAAAATTAACTGCTTATTTAAACAATGAAGGCGGTAAATATTCACCGTCCAATTCTTCATCTGTTTTAGCAGGAAACCTTGAGGTTGGTAGACCCATTAGGTTTGGTGTTGGAGCATCAAGCACATTTCCTTATACATTTCCTTTTGATTTTTCTACAGAAGCAATTCCAGTATGGACAGGAAAACTAGAATCAATAAAACCTGAGCCATCAGGTACAGGATTAAACAGGGCTGTTTTAACAGCAGTTGGCCCATTGGGATATATCAATGACCAAGTTCCAGTTTCTGAACAGCAAACCGATATAAGAACTGATGAAGCGATTGGTTTTATTCTTGATGAAGTCGGTTGGACTGACCCTGCACTTAGAGATTTAGCAGTTGGGCAAACCACCATGAGAAGATGGTGGACTGATTCAAGTAATACTATTACTGCTCTCAGAATAGTAGAGGAAACAGAAAATGGGTTCATAAAAGAAACAGCAAATGGTGCAATAGCATTTGAGTCAAGAAATACTAGGCTTTCTTCTCCATACACTACCTCTCAAGCCACATTTAGCGACTCTCCAAGTGCCACCCATACTTATCTTCAACTTGAGCAGAAAGACCCTATAGAAACAGTCATCAATACTTTTGAAGCATTGTATAGGTCTTATCTTGTAACAGGTCAGCCTGACCTGTGGACATATCCCGAAACTGGAACTGACAGCCCCCAATTGGCGGCAGGAGAAACAAGAACCTTTATTGCGGAATATCCCAATAATTCTTCACCCCCCGAAGCTGTTGCGGTTTCCAGTTGGATGCTTCCACTACAGTCAGGGGTAGATGTAATTGCTAATAATACGGCAACTGGTACTGGAGATGATGCCTCAAGTGGCTTGCTGATTCAGACTAACGCAGGACAGACTAATCGCCTACGTATTATAGTTACTAATAACTGGGTAAATCCTAATACTGGAAGACCTCAAACTGTATGGCTTCAAACTCTAAAAGCAAGAGGAACTCCTGTTCATCTAAAAGACACCACATTGGTAACTCAATCTGCCCCTGCAAGTGTTACGAAATATGGGGAAAGGAAATTTACAGCAGACACTCCGTTTTTCCCATACTTGGCAACGGCTCAGAGTTGGTGTAATTACAACATTCAAATGTATTCAACTCCCATCAATATTATGACAATGACATTTAACGCAAATGTCTCTCAGGATAATATGGATGCCGCTTTAGAATTAGACATATCAGACCGAATAACCTTAGTTGCAACAGGAAACGCAGAACTGGGGGTGTCTCAAGATTTCTTTATAGAGGAAGTCAATCATTCAGTAACAAATGGCAGTCAAGTTCATATGGTAACTTGGAAACTAAGTCCTGCTGATTCGGGATATACTCAGTTTTGGAAATTAGATACTGGTAAGCTAGACACTACAACCGTTCCTGCATATTAGGAGGAAAAGATGGCTTGGACTGCTCCAAAAACTTGGGATGAAACTGTTGTAACTGCGGCAATGTTGAATGAGCAGATTAGGGATAACTTTCTTGCTCTTGACCAACATCAGCACACAGGAGCATCAGGGGATGGGTTTAGTAATTTAGATGTAGGGGGAACTTATACAGGTCAGACAAATATGACATTGGCAAGTAACACAGAGCCTATTGGACAACTTGGAGAACTTAGAAGACAGGGAGATGAGGTCAGGTATTTTAATGGAGTTACTGTTCAGCTTTCAGCAGATGCAGATGCCTCTATTCCAAGTGCAAGAACCTTGGGAACAGGTGCAACTCAGGCCGCCGCAGGAAATCATACTCATTAGGAGATGTTATGGCTAAGACAGAAACAGAAATAAATACAACTGCGAATTATGTAAGAAACACTCTTTTTTCTTCTGAGGTTTCATCATTGGGAACAGGAGAATATTTAAGTGTTTCCGCAGATATAGACGGTAATATTTCTGTGGCTACTAATGTTGATTCTATAGACGCTAAAACAAAGTTTAATACTGCCAAAAATGGTGGGGACTCAAATCTATCAGGATGGGAGATAGTGTAATGGCTTGGACAGCACCTGCAACATGGTCAACAGACCAAATAGTAATGGCATCAGGAAGTGGTTCTTTAAATGAGCAGTTAAGAGATAACCTGTTGGCACTAGACCAACACGCTCATACAGGAGCGGCAGGAGATGGGTCTTCAACTTTGACAGGGGTGTCTTTTTCTAATGTTGCAGGATATCAATTTGCAGACCAATCAGCAGACCCAACAGTTACAGGAACTATTCAACGGAACGGCTCTAACATTCTTTATTATGATGGGTCTACAGCTATTGATTTAACAGCATCAGACCAAGCGGCAGGGACTGCATCTCTGAGAAGTCTTGGAACGTCAGGAACTGTGGCGGCGGCAGGGAATCATCAACATCAAATAGTTTTGAGTACAGGAGTTGATGGTGGCTGTATCCAATTAACAAGTTCAGCAATGGGAAGCGGTGATGTGGCTGAAAATGACATGTACAACGCCACCTATACAGCATCAGATAATAATTCGATAGTTTCTATTGTGGTGGGAGGATTTGTTGGGAATAATCAAATGGGAAGCAGTTCATATGAAACTGTTGACGTAACATTGAAACTTTATATTGGCGGTGTTTTACAGCAAACGATTACAGGATATTCAACAGGTGCTTTATGGCCTACAGGATATGGAGAGGTTCAAAGTCTTAGAAGAAATTTCATTGGCTCTACAGGAGGAACAGTAGTAAGGGTTACTTCACAGGTTGAAGGGGGAGGGTGGACAACAGGTCTTGGGTATATCAGGGGCAGAAAGAGTGTTTATGAGAATGTGATTACGGTGTAAGGAAATAAAAAAATGAGCAAAGAAACTGATGTCAGTTTTTTGCTTAATCAGTTAGATGACCTAAAGAAAAGAGTTTACAAAATGCAGAAGGATGAAAAGATGAGCAAAAGATTAGCAGGATACGGATTAGGAATAGGTCTAACTGGATTGGCAATAACTGCATATTTACTGGTACGACATATAAGAGATGGAGGCCCATAAATGGATATGTTAAAAATGAGAGTTTCAACAGTAATGGCGATTGCTTTGACAGTCGCATTATTACTTGTTGGAATCATTGGATTAGCACTCAGCTATGTAAACCCTGTCCAATGGATACTTCCCTATGTATCAAGTTGTTTTGATTATGTAGGTTGTTGGGTTCAGCCAACTCTCATTTACCTAAGTGGCGTAATTGAGACTTTAAACGCCAATTGGTTAGTAACACTACCAACCTCTTTCGTACTCCTCTCTATGGGGCTTCTACAGCCCGAATCTCGCAGAAATATCAAAGCCTTTCCTTCTAAAGTTGTATTTATCTATAAAAAGGTACGAGTTTGGAGAGATAAGGTTTTTAATCTTATAGAAGTATTAAATTCGGAATCTAAGAAATGGAGAACCGCATTTAATATTGTTAAATCACCTTTCAGCCTTTTAAGAATGTTAGGGTTCAGCCCACAAATGGCTATAGCTTTTCTTAGTATCGGCTCTGTAGCAGGTGGGGGAATAGTGGTCAATGAGGTCACACAGTCCAAGTCATTCTCTAATGGAGATTCTGGGGTTTATGATGCTCCCAGTGATGTTCCTATGGCATTAAATACCAAGGACTTACCTTCCCCAATTGTGCAAGCATTAAGTGAAGAAAACACATTGGCTATTTCTCTGGGGGCAGTTCCAGTTAGAGAGATTAAATTAGATGACATAAGCATTGGTGAAATTTATAAAGGAAGTGCAGGGTCAGATGCAGGAAATACCTCTGTTATTCCAAGTGTTTGTGATGCCACAAATCCTGCCAAATCTGGAAATGCAAAATGCCCTGCAATATTGGTTACTGGAATCCCTGCTATTGCCGCATCAGGAGACACTCCTGCACAGGTAGCCACTAGAATACGGATAGGCGAAATGACAGTCTCAAAATCGAGATGCAAGATTTTTCAGCTAGAAGATTCAGATATACATACCACGGAAGTCCATTTCAATGTCGCTGATGGCCTGAGTATTTATCAAACAGCAGGCACGGCCCCACGCAGGACACAGCTTTCAGGCTCTCATAGCAGTGAAAATATGAACACTTCTGGAGGTACGTTTGATAGATTGCTTATCATAGCAGGCACAAGTGGGGTAAATGGAACTATCGGCACATTAAATTTATCAAATATTTTTAGCAAGGGCGGCCCGTGTATATTTAAAAATTTGGACATAGGAGTGCTGAAGATACTAGAAAATGAAGTAGGTCATGATAATAATTTATCTACTAAGGATTTCAAGATATTAAATACCACCACATCTCGTAACTGGAGTTTAATAGATAACTTTGAACTAAACTTTACTGAGCCTGCAACACAGCTTGCGAATCCATAAAGGTAGTTATGTTTAATTGGATTACTAGCATGTTTAAGCCTAAAAAGGGATATTGTTTTAAATGTAGAAGACTTCAGCCAGTTACTGAAGTTACCTATGTTCATTTAGATAACGGTAGAAGGCAATTAAAAGGATTGTGCAAAGCATGTAATACCAAGGTGAGTTCATATGTTTGATTATAGAGTGAAGATTACAAGAGTAGTTGATGGGGACACTGTAGATGCAGAACTGGACTTAGGTTTTGACATTATCTACAGGGACAGAATCAGGCTTATGGGGATTGATACTCCAGAGTCTAGAACCAGAAACAAGAAAGAAAAAATACTGGGAATGGCAAGCAAGGATAGATTGAAAGAATTATGTGCCATGCACAGGGGGAACATCTATTTAAAGACCTCTAAGGAGGGCAAAGGGAAGTTTGGAAGGATTCTGGGAGACTTATACCCCATGGACTCAGAAGTGTCTCTAAATTCCATGCTTATTGCAGAGGGACATGCAAGACCATACTTTGGTGGAAGCAAAGATGAATTTGGAGAATGGACATTAGAAACTGGATGTAATTGTGGAGGGAGAAACAGAAACTGTGACGGCACATGGCAAAGGTGGACAAAGAACGGTTACGTTCCAATGGGTTGAATCTAGCAGGATAAAGATACCTGAACCTGTTAAAGAAAAACCCAGAAAAAGAAAGCCACCAAAAAAATTAATTCAGTTAACTGCCAAGTTCGATAGCGATTGCTATTATTCATATCTAACAGGGTGTGGAGATATAAAAGCAGGAGATTACATCCATTGGGAAGGTGCTAATATGGCATGGCATCTGAAGTGTATGCAGGAGGATTATTATGCCTAAAAGATGGTGGGAGATAATTCATTTAAGACCACAGGTTTTAACGGCAATTGTTATTCTGGGAATTATTGCAATTATTGCAATGTATGAAGATTTACCAGAGATTGCAGGAGTAGCAGGAGCAGGAATTATTGCTCTTTCTAAGGATGTAATTACATCAGATGGTAATAACACATAACACCCCTTATTTTATATAAGGGGATGTTATGTTATACCTCTTAATACCCTAAGAATACATCAATGTACATCAATGTATGGAATTACTACTTGACATATGTAAAGAACATGTCTACTATGTACACATAAACAAACAAGTCAGGGGTCTGGGATTAGGAAAGTTCTAAGCGAAACCAGACCCCAAGGAGTTAAAAAATGACAGGTAAAGAAATTTTCAGTATCCCTACAGCAAACCTGTTTACACTAAAAAGCAAAATTGAAAAACTGGCTAAAAGGGCAGAAAAGTTAGGATGTGACTTACCTACTATGGAAGTAGTTTCTGAGACATATTCTAAAACCTATGTTGTCACTGAAAACGGAAACTTAGACCACCACCATGATAATGATTGTGGATGTCAGCCTGCTGATTATCAAAAGTTTTTAGAACTAAGGGACATTGAGTTTGTAGACGTTAAAGTCTTAGGACAAGGGCCAAGCCTAAAAGGATGGTCTATTACAGTATATGTAACCAGAGATGGCATGGAATTTGGTGGACACGCTAACGCATCTGATGATGAGAGGGCAAGAGTAGAAAATGGAGAATGTGACCATTGTGGACTCAAGAGGAATAGGAAAGGGGCTTTCGTAGTAGAGCATCTTGATGGTAGCCACAAAGTTATTGGCACAACTTGCATCAAGGACTTCCTTGGATGGAGTTCCCCAAACAAGATTGCATCTTACATGACAGATTTACATGCGTTTATAAGAGATGCAGATTTTGAAACCACTCACAGGGTTTATGGACAAGCAGTAGCAACTCTTGACCTAGATACCATCTTGGAATTGGCACACAGGGAAGTAGAAACTAATGGATGGGTTTCAGTGGGCATGGCAAATGATTGGACTTCCCCTTACACAGATGAGGACACCACCAAGCAGAAAGTGCTAATAGCATTAAAGGACACCCCAGAAGCTACACTTAGCCCAGAGGCAAAAGTAGTTAAGGATTGGATGCTAACCTTGAAAGGGTCTGATACAGAATACCTTAACAACCTTGGCATTATTGCTGAGAAAGGATTTGCTACAAACAGGACTATAGGAATAGCAGTTAGCGGTGTTATCGCTTACCAGAACATGATAAGTGCAAAAGCAAGGGAAGAAGCCCGAAAAGAGCAGGCAGACACCTCCATTCACATGGGGGAGATTAACAAGAGGGAAGAGTTTACAAATGTAAGCCTTGATTCCAAGACATGGAAAACAATCTCTACTCAATATGATGAATATGAAACTTGCATCCACAGGTTCACTGTAAATGGGAATGTCATGGTCTGGTTTGGTTCTAAAGAACTAGAGGCAAATGAAGGAGAAATTATCACGGTTAAGGCTACAGTTAAGAAACATGACACATTCAATGGCATAGCCCAAACAATAGTAAACAGGGTGGCTCTAGTATAAGGAGATTGACATAGGTAAAGGGGGTGGGTTACCATTCCCTTTACATACGTAAAAGGCGAAAGGAGTTAAATCTATAAAGGAGGTGCTAATGACAACAATATGCAAGAACAGTTAAAACACATAGACACATACAACCCAGACAACTGGGGGACAATGAAGGAATGTGGAAAACACTTTGGGGTTTCCAGACAAAGGGTTCATCAACTTTTACTACAGGGCAGATTAGGAGAATGTGAAAAGGCTTTTTCCCCTGTCGTATCTGGAAGCCAAGTCTGGATGATTCCAAAACCATTTGAGATGACAGTAACCAAACATTGGGTCAAGGGCCATACAAGAGATGTAGACGGCAAGTTAATAGAAGTAGACCCATATGTTAAAGAAAGTAAATATTAAAAAAAGGAGTGAAATTGTCAGAACAATATGAAGCAGAGGTACATTACCTCAAAGACACCAATAAATATGTCTACACCATTGGGATGAAAGTCCCTGCCATATCGGGGTTCGTAGACAACAACTACACCATGGTTAAGATAAACATGGCAGAAGACACCAAAAATATTCTGGACAGGTTATCTGGCTGTGTGAAAGCAGGGGGATGGACAAGAGAGAACTGTGCGGATGGTTCTCATGATATTAGAAATGCCACTGTCACAATGACAAGGGGAGATTTAAAAATAGCAGGGTGTACCACCCATGATTGGCAGAAGAATGAGAGATGCCAAGAAGACTGCAATGGAAGACCAGTCAAAGACCCTGCAAGGGATTACAACTACAACTGGAACATTGATGGCATTGTTTTAGATGGAGTTAATGGAACAGCCTATGCAACGGCAGAGCCAGTTGCCCCAACTGCTCCAGTAAGCATCCCACAAGCTCCAAAGAGCGTTTTTCCTGTAGATGCAGGGAAGATAGCCAAGATGAGTGAGGAAATCATGCGGAATGAAAGAACCGCAGTTATGCAGGCTATGTCTGACAGTGGGGATAACTGGGAAGATATAGCAGATATAATTGCACACCGTTTGAATTCCAAAACCTTTGCCCTGTTCTCTGATATTCAGGGAGCAATGGCTTCTTGGGGTATAACAGAACCAGTTGTTATACCAGATGTTATACCTGCTTCTCAGGAACAAAAAGAGGCAGATATTCCAAGCGTCCATAACAAAGTGGATGCAAAAGAGTGGTTTGAAAGTAAGGGTATCCCAGTGTCTTTTGTCACTGAAGCCTTGAAGGGAACAGACCATGCCAGTGCAGATGACTGGATGAAAGCAGAGGGAGCAGAATGGGTTGATTTTTGCCTCTGGGTTGAATCAGAATATAAGATTCAGGAAGGAGGAGATTTGCCGTGGTAGACGAGTGGGAGAAAAAGAGATTATCGGAATACTTGAACAGTAGGAATTATTCTCTTAGGGAAGTGCAGGAGAGGGAAGCCAAAGAGCAGTATGAAACAACCTGTCATTCTGAGTGCAAATGGAAGCAGGCGTTTCAACATGAGAGGCAATTACATATAAACACTCTGGAGATGTTAAAAAAGGCAGACAATAATGTGGAAAGAGTGTTTATAAAAACCAGAGACATAGTTCAGTTTATGGAAGATGTAGTTGCCCTTGTAGCAGAGAGGGAGTTTACTCCCAAGACACAGGATAGACCGATTAAAAAAGGAGTTAGTTTTGAATGATTATGATGGAGGGTTGTCTACCCCTGAAATAATAAAAGTAGGCACACGATATGAGGTCATCTGGGGGGACATAGATTCCCCAGATATGAAGTGGACTCTGGACAGGGTGGAAACGTCCAGAGGGGGTGACCCGAACTGTGAAATTCAAATAGAAGACTTTATGAATTTTGGGGGAGCATATCTTCTGAGTCCCATGAAATGGACTCTGAACAGGTCACCCAGAAGCATCATTACAGAATTAGGTGATGTGTCAGAGCGTTCCAAAGAAGAATGGAAGCAGAGGTTTCTTCAAGTTGCCAAGATGGTCTTGGAGATTGAAAGGGCAGGTGAACCTGTCCTTGACCTTAATGACAGGACAAGCCCAGAACAGCCCCCAGAGATGGTCACAGGGCTTTGCTATCAGGGAACACCTTCTCTCATATTTGGAGATGGTGGAATTGGGAAATCCTTAATAGGATTATCAATTGCCACTGGAGTCCATAATGGACATGGAGTGGAGAATAGTTTTGGAGTAATTCAGGGCAATGCTCTGGTACTGGACTATGAGACTTCATGGGAAGAGACATACAGAAGAAGCAGGGACATAGTAAATGGGCTTGGCAATGGAAGCAGGATGGTTTACTACAGATATTGCTCTGCTCCTCTATATCAGGACGTGGAGAGCCTTAAAAACCAGATTGCAGACCTAGATATTAAGTTCCTTTTGATTGATTCAGCAGGGCCTGCATGTGGTGGAGAACCAGAGAACGCAAATTCTACTTTAAAGTTTTTTAATGCCCTGAGAAGTTTGACTGATTCAGAGCAACCGCTGACCACATTAACACTGGCTCATGTCACCAAGGTTGGAAGTAATGGAAATCCGTTTGGAAGTGTTTACTGGACTAACATGCCAAGAAATACTTTTGAATTAAAGAAAGCCCCAAACACTGATGGGAACTACATGGAAATTGCCCTGCATCACAGGAAAACCAATGTGGGAAAATTATTAGACCCCAAGGCTTTCAGAGTTACTTATGAACCATCCCTTATAAGTGTGGAAAATATTGATATTAAGAAGAGTTCATTGAGCAGAGGGGAATCTATCCCCAAGCAGGTAATAAACCTCTATACAGGGGGTGCAGACGCTGACATAGTGGCAATTCTGGAACAGGATGGTGGCTTGACCACTAAAGAGATTGGACAGGCTATCCATTATGACAAGTTGGATTCCTTGCAGACATCATTAAGCAGACATGATGATTTCAAGTCTTTTACTGATGAGAGTGGACAGGCAAGATGGAGGTATGAGGGATTCTAATGAATATTAAAAAAAGAAATGCTAACAATAGAAACAGGGGCAAGTCTTATGAAAGAAGAGTAGCCGCATCAGTTGGAGGTGTGAGGAATCTGGATAAATCCAGACCTCACACAGATGTAGAAAATGCTACACATGTTTATGAAGTTAAGAGTACACAGACATCAGTTCCAGTATGGCTCAAAAAGGCTTTAGGGCAACTGGAGCAAGCCGCCACAGAGTCTGAGAAACTCCAAGGCGGCGTGGTCAAGGTCTATACCAAGGGGAGTAGGGCAAGAGCCTTTTTAATTCAGGAGATTGAGTTGCTCCAATAGGTAGAGTACCATGGATATACATGGCTTGGTTTGCTAACTCCTTCCAATCCCATGTGGCTTGTTTTAGGGCTAGGGGTTTTGGCCTTTTCTTCCCCTAGTCCTTTTTCTTTTCAAGAAATGCTTGACATATGTAAATAAGTCATGCTAGACTCATTTCAGGTTAAGTTAAGAAATGAAAAAAAGGAGTTTTGAAATGGCAATAAATGTCCACCAAGCCAAAGTCACTTGGATTGATGTTTGGTGGAATAGTGAAGCTGAAATTTGGACAATCCAATTAAAAGATATTGAAGGCAATCAGGTTGGGGATGCAGGATTTACTGGAAGGAACAACCAAGCCATTAGAGATGCCAAGAACTGGAAAGCCAGTCTTAATGATGACAATATCCAAATATGGGTTGAGCAAAGAACCAATGGGAAATATAAGGAGGTTCTATGAGATTGGTTGCATGAACCTAAATCATGCCCAAACAAGTCAATAAGTAATAGGAGTTTTTAGATATGTCTTCCTCCCCCCACTACTTGGGTGATGACCACATACAAACTAGGTTTACCACTAGGGTGAGTGAGCCTACAGGAAAAGAAGTTGTTGGAGTTGATGGCAGACCTGTGAATGATTGGATTCACGGTGGAAGCCTTGAGCAGACTGTTACATACAACGGAACGCTTGGCAGACTTGATGGCAGATATACCCTTCTACTGGAATGGGTCAATCTGGAGAACGTAGGGGTTAGAGTTGTTCTCCCCCATGAGGTTGTCAAAAGTTTCATAGCGGCTGAAAGAAGACTGGCAAAGCAGGCCAGAAAATCTAGGGCCAAAAGAGGATATGAAACCAGACTTGAAAACTCTGGTGGCAATATCGACTGGGACTCCCAGTTTAATAGGGCAGAAGAATAATTAGTTGTCCTGAGTCAAGACATTAAACTGACTCACCAAAAAAAGAAAAGGAGTTTAAGGATGGGAAAGAAAAGAAAAGGAAAGGGAAGATTTGGAACTAGACCCAAGAAAGGGAACACTTGGAAGATGGGGGGGCTAAAAGGTGGAGATGAGAGATTAAGAAAAATTGTGACAGATGAAGTTGACGCTCTATACCAAAACAACCTTGGCATTACAGTAGGGCAGAGAGACATAGATATCAAAAGCCTTGGGCAGTTTGAACCCAATGAGCCTGATTACACTAAACACCATATAGATTCACTGGCTCAATTAGCACAGAGAAAATTAGATGGAGAGTCTGATTTAAACCCATGGCAGGAATTGGCTAAAGTCTACATAGGGATGCACCAGAGACTGGCATATGACCCACTGGTTAGGGCTTACATAGATGATGAGCATAAGTGGAATATCTCAGGCAGACCATTGAAGTTAAGCAAAGACAGTGTTCTGAGAATGATTCCAATCAGGCAAATGTGGCAGGTTGAAGCAGTTAAAAGAGTCACATGGTTAGACGTGATTACAACCATCAGATGGAATCGCACAAATGTCTCAGCGATTGAGACAGAAGAAGACTTTTATACCCAATTGCAAGCCCCCAGATACTTCTTTGAAATTGTCCAAACAATGGCAGAGGTACAGGCAACTTACCACTGGGATGCTGAGTCCATGGAGGTTTCGCAAGCCATGCCAGTACAGCGGCATATCTTAGATGACAAAATGATGCCATTAGATAAGATGTTATTTATCTTTGAGAATCCAGTGAAACTTATAGGCGGCAGATTTCTGAGGTGGATGTTTGTTGAGAAATTCGGAGATGGGGTTCACCTCACATTCGATAACAGAAACTGGAATAACATGATTAAGTATCAGGAAAACTGGGAAAATGACAGTGGGGATTCTGTAGACGCTTCTGAAGATGGAGACACTATCCGATTTATGAAAATCCCATTTGGAATTGAATACCCTCTCAGGGATGAAGACATGTTATGGGATGAAAGTATTCCTAATGCCCTCCGTGATAAATTGACTGCCAGTGAAGAGTCTGAGGTGCTTGCCATCTCAAAAGAACTTGCTGATTATGTCATTCACTTATTAGTGTTCCTATCAAGTGGAGCATCTGAGGTTGTGGAACGTGACCTTAGTAGGGCAGAGAGAAGAAGGTATGCAAACAGGGAAGACGGCACTGAAATAGACACAGACAAGATTAACGTCATAACCATTCCAAGAATGAAATTCAGGGGGTCGTATCTTCCAAGTAATGTGACGCATGGAAGTGAAAGAAAAATTAAATATAGGGGGTCTTGGTTTGTAAGCGGTCACAACCGAAAGCAGAGGATTGGAATGGGCAGAAAGGATTGGAAGTGGAAGTATATAAGGACTTATATGAAAGGTGAGGGAGAGTTAATAAAAAGGATAGCAAAGGTGAGGACATGAGGGAGAAAGCAATCAGAACAGAAGACGGCAGGGTGGTGGCTCAGTTGAAAGCAGGGGTGTTAATCAAGTCTGGGGTATCAGAGGAGAAGCACATGCTCCAGAAGCCCCCTGCATGGTGTTTTGACGTGAGTATGTTCAGGAACTTGGTTCTGGATACCAAGGAGATTAAAACATCTCCATATCAGGATAATTATGTTTACAAGATAACAGTTCAAACATCTGATACTGGCAAAGAGTATTCCGTGGACTCTGCAACCTTCTTAGAGAAGTGCCAGACAATGGACAGGGGGCATAACAAGCAATACATGCTTCCGTTGCAATATTGGAACATCAAGGGAGAAGAACCAGAAGGGGAGCAATTGGAGTTATTTTAATGGGAATAGAAAAGGAAAGGTTTTATTTCATCCACAATAGGGGGGTGCAGTATTTAAGTGACAGGGAATTGATGGAGGAGAAATATGAGGCAGATTTCTATAAGAATATCTTCCTCAAGATTAAGGATGAGTTGAACCATTTTGAACAAAGCAGAATCAATCAAATAGAAGAGGAAATAGAGAAAAGAAAAGAGAAATAATAATTAGTTGGTAAAAAGGCTTGACACATGTAAATGACATATGGTTTAATACCTGTAGTTAGAAACAAGTAAGGAGTTAAGAATGGTAGAAATAAGCAAACAAGGCAGAGGACTAGGGCCAAGCCAAAGGGCAGTTTACAAGGGTAAGACCTACACCAACAGCCTTGGTGAAGAGCAAGAAGTGGCAACCAAAGGTGACCTCATGATTGCCACAGAGAATTTCTACAAGGTGATAACTGCCAAGTTTGACAGCCCTTGCACTGAGTCTGATGAAAATGAAGAGCCTGCAATCCAAGATATGTTTTGCACAGGGGTCAAGGCAGGAGATGAGGTTGTCTACCGAATTGAAACTGGACGTTGGAACAGTGAGAGGTCATGGGAAAAAGAGAAGAAGTCTGTTCACCATGCTAATTGCATGAGAACAACAATGTCTCTTCATGCGGCAGGAGCCATGGCTTGGATGGAAGAAAATCAAAAGGAAGTAAGGAGTTAGCTTATGAAGAATATCAGGGTGAGGATTTGGATGGGGCAGATAAGAATTTACTGGCAATCATAAATTAGTCTTGAGGGGGAAGAGGGGAGAAGTGCAACTGGACTTTCCTCCTCAAGTATAGAAGGCAATATGAAATGCACAGGTCTTGGGGGCAGACCATAAAGTCCCCACAGAGATATAAAAAAGGCATAACAAAAAAAGGAGTTATAAAATGCCTAGGATGAGTGAAACAATTGAATTGCAGGCCAAGCAAATTAACGGCTTGAAAAAACAGAACAGGGAGATGAATGAAGTTCTGATGAACACCCTCAAACTGTTAGACCCCAAGTTTACTTTTGTGGAGGAAAAAGAACTGGAGGTTGTGGATGGGGCAGTTAATGGCAGATACAAGAGGACAGGGACATTCAAAATGGTACTGTCCAACATCTTCCGCATGAGCAGGGCAGAAGTCAGGGATTATTCTGAATCTTATCCTCCACATGAACAACCAATTGATGTGTTGTGGATGCAGGACTTAATTAAGGACATTATGAGTGTTCTGGGTATTAGGCCAAATGAGCATGGTGAATATTTGGACAAGAGGGCAGGAGAATTCTGGACAGGTGGAGACTTAGGGCATCTTTGTGACAATGGATACAACTGGGTCTATGCCAAGAAGCATGGCAAGAAATTGTCCTTAAATGCAGACATATCTCCAAGGGCTATTATTCAGGATTTCCCAGTGGTAGAAGAAGAGGTGGCTTCATGACACAGTTCTCCGCAATCGTGGTTGTTGGTACTGCTGACCAGAAGAGCAAACGGTATTATGACCATGTACAGATATTTTCAGAGGATACGGCATTCTATGCCAAGAAGATTTCTCCCCCCAGACTCAAGACTGGACATGGGGGAAGGCACTTTGACCATGTAATGGATGCAGACGTGGTAATCATGCCACGGTTCACCAATACAGATGAGCAACCAGAGGTTCACTTGAGAGTAAAGATGATATTGGATGTAGTCTGGGGAAATCACTTTTATTTCCAGATTGGATACCAGTGGTACAAGTTCACAGATGAACAGGGGAAATGGGGCAAGAAGAGTTTCTCAGGGATTAAAAACATATCAGTATCAAGGAAGGCCAAGGCTCTTGCTTTCAATGCAAGAGCAGAGGCTGAAAAGGTGACAGTATGAGCCATGAAGGGAATGACAGAATTATTGATTCAATGAGGGATGAACTTCCTCCAGACAGTGTGAACAAATGCTTCCAGTGCGGCTCTGCCCTTGAGGAAAAAAAAGGAAATGCCTATTGCACAAGACAAAACACTCCACTAGGTCTGCCTACTTGCTACTACTCATGGAATACCCACCCCAAAAACAGAATTATTGCATCATTGGAAGAACTACACAGAAGGGTATATGGAGATGGCAATGAAACTGTATGACATAGAAGAAGAAAGGGCTGTTGAGGTCTATGACAGTCCTTTACTGGACACCATGGTGGAAAACCGCAGAACAGGCTTACAGGAGGCTTTAAAAGACGCAGGACTGTGGGATGAGGAACTCCAGAACTTATGGGATTTAGAGCCAATATAATAATTGCTCTATTTCTCTATTGACACATGTAAAGTAACTATGGTTTAATACTCCCATAAGTTAAACAGCCAATAAAAAAAGGAGTATCAAATGGCAACATTAACTACAGAGCAGGCGGCAAAGAAGTTTCCAGAAATAGCAGAGGAATTATTTCAGTATGCAGACCATGTTGTTGCACACTACAAAGCATGGAACGCACAACAAAGAAATTTCGTACCTGACATATTGTCAGAGGAATCTATAGAAAAGGTGGAGTGGTTAAAAGAGTACCATGCAGAGAAAGAGGCAGAATTTGCAATGCGACTAGCATGGAATGTTGGAAGGGAGTACATCAAGCTAGTTAAAGGGGAAGGAGAAGGCACAATGGGGACATCAGTCCATAGCTTCATAGTGGTAAGCAAGGATAACAAGTTTGGATTCCAATTTGGGGACATCTTAAAATCCGCTTCATGGAAAAAGCCTGCAACAAACTACAGCAGGGGCAACCTTTTGAACGGTACAGAATCTTATGCAGATAACGTTCATTGGACAGGGGCATTATAAACAAAAAGGAGGGGCGAAAGCCCCTCCACAAGCCATATTAAAGGAGTTAAAAATGGCAACAAAAGTTACATACCAATGGATACTGGCATCAGTGAAGGTAGTAGGGGCTAAAGAGCAATGGGGATACCAGAAAGAGGTGCTTGATGCTGACGGAAATCTGGTGAGAGGAGCAGACGCTATTTATGGGGATTCCATAGCCCAAATAATATCTGATATGGGAACAGGCTTTGCTACTTATCCAATAAGCCCTATTACCGTGAGTGGAGTGAGGGGATTCCAGACTTTCAGGTTAGTTCTTGAAAGGACTCAAACCACAAACCTCCATCTTCATGTAGGGCAACAGCGTGAAAGAGTCCTCTATGCCCATGTTGATGAATATGGGAATCTTGATAACAACTTTAGAAAAGACCAATATGGAGATGTGGAAAGTACAAGGTATCAGGGGCGATTACTTGGAATTACTGGGCCTGAAGTTCCACAGAAATTCCACAACGAACTAATGGCAAATAAAGATGCCCAGACATTGGGTAATTTTGGAAAGGGGTTCAGGGTAACCCATGCTTCAGTCCATAGTTTCATGACAGGAAAACGCCATTGCAGGAGATGTGAGGGACTTATGCTAACAAGCCCATTCCTTGCATCAGATGAAGCCCCAAAGATGGAAATTAAGTCCCTTAAAAGCCAACCTTATAACAGCAGGTTGGGGACAAGGTATGCCATGGTTGCGAACTGCACAAATAGCCAATGTGACAACAAGGAATACATCCAAGACCCTCAACAACATTGGAACAGAGGGCATGAGTTATTAAAGTGCTTGACATGTGTAAAGTAAGTATGAGAGAATGACTTCATATTAAAACAAAGCCTCATATAAAGGAGTTAGTTATGAGCAACACAGTACATGCAGTTGGAGGAATATTCACAGAGGGAGTTGTTGAGGCAACTACACAGGCAAGATGCAACAAGAAGATGGTTCAGAGTGGAATGACAGTAAGTTCCAACTGGGAAGAGGTCACATGTGGCAGGTGCTTGAAAATGTATGTAAGACATGATGGCAGGAAAAATTCCCCTCTCCCAGTATTGGAATATGTAAGAGAGGAGTTGGTAGGGAACGGCAGAACATCAGAAGAGATGACAGAAGCAAGAGAATCCTTGCTCCACAAAGGGGATAGGCAGTATGCCTCCCCAGAGCAGGTTACAAGTTTAGACCAGTTAGAAGTAGGGACAGTTGTTGAACAGAAATTCTACGATTGGGGAAAGTCCACCCACTGGGTAATAACCGCTATCAAAGCCCCTCCAATGAGTAGTGGAAACATAGCGGTCTATGCAAACAGGGTACGAAAGTCAGACCACAAAGTTATTATCAGGGGCAGTAATGGTCTTCCTACCTATAACACCGTAATTGCTTGGTTCATTACAGGGGAATTAAAAAAGGATGCTTTTACCCTGACAGTCATAGAGAGCAAGCAAGTAGTGGAGCAACCAGAAGAGGAAGAAAGGCTTTCAATCTGCTGTGGTGCAGATGAGGATGAGAACATTGAGAACATGTGCAGTGCATGTCATGAAAGCACTACCTTTGAAGTCCCACACCGCAATCTAGACGGTTCTCTGGGGGAAATGCCCCCAGAGCCAGAAACCCCCAAAACACCCACCTTTAAAGAAGCAATGACGGTGGCTCATGAGAAAATACAAAAAGAACTTACCAAAGTAAAAATAGAGTTGGAAACAGAATCAGAGGATGCTAATGGGTCAATGAAAAAAGCCTTTGAGTGGCCTGCTACAGAAAGAAGGCTACTTGAAAAGAAACATACTTTAGAAGGCAAAATGTATGGATTAATTTATGCAGAATCTACTTTTACTCTCACACAACCAGAGGAGATTCCAGAAACACCGCTATTAGATGACAATTTCTTGCCAATACCAGAGCCAGAAATTGACCATTCTATAGCACCTTCCCCAGTAAAGTTTGAAACAGTAGTTCATTCCAATATGAACCAACTAATCAGTGAATTAAGCGGTGCAGTTGCTTATCTGGAAGACATGAATATTTCTAACAACAAACACCCTTATGACATCCAGTCTCAGGGCTTGTATAAAGCCATCCGAAACGCCAAGAACATTGCTTCTGCTCTAAGGCAGGATGCAATAGACCGAAAGGAGATTAACGTGGCATAACAGTTAATAGTTCTAAACCAGTTTAATACTTATTAAGACATAACGCCCCCCCTCTTACAGAGGGGGGGTGTTATGTTATATATATTAAGTAATAGAAAATAGAAATAATATATACTTAGCATTACAGCAACTTAACATGGCAAAGAAGAATGAGAAAACCATAAAAATCCAGTTGAGAAGACATCAAGCACTGGAAATGAAACTGGCAGGCAGTACCACCAGAGATATTGCTAACGTCCAAGGAATAAGCCATGTCCAAGTCCACCATGACATCAAGAAAGTCCTTGGTGAAATGGCAGACGCAACATCCAAGCAAGCAGACCATCTGAGAGCAATGACCATGGCAAGATATGAGAAACTCTTGCAAGCCCATTGGCATCAGGCAATGGCAGGGGACTACAAGTCCACAGAGATGTGTTTATCCATATTGGGAGGGCAAAGAGCCATTGCAGGTCTGGATGCCCCAACACAGGTCACTGGAGCAGATGGAGGGCCGTTAAAAATCAGCATTGATGAACTAGCAAAGATGGCAGAAGTTAATGGTTATTTCCCAGAAGAAGAAATCCCCCCAAGAGGTAGTCTTCCAGAATTTACAGAATCCTAGATTCTTCATGGAGAATGTCTTAGGGGCAACACCCTATGACAAGCAACTGGAAATCATGGAAGCTGTGAAAAACAACCGCAGGGTGTCTGTTGTTGGGTGCAACGGCTCTGGCAAAGACTGGACTGCCGCAAGGACACTATTGTGGTGGATGTGTATGGCATATCCGTCCAAGGTCATTGTCACTGGGCCAACATATAGGCAAGTCCATGAAATCGTCTGGAATGAGGTCAGACATGCTTACAGGAACTCCAGAGTTCCGTTCAAGGGCAGGATGTTCCAGACTCCAAGATACTATCTTGATGAACAGCACTATGCCTTGGGGTTCTCATCAGGTGATGAGTTCCACATGCAGGGCTTCCACAGCCCCAATTTGCTGTGTATCGTAACAGAGGCTCATGCTGTATCAAGAGAGGAAATAAACGCCCTCAGAAGGCTTAACCCCAAATGTATCCTGATGACAGGGAATGCTTTTGTTTCATCTGGTGAATTCTATGATAGCCACCATGGAAGAAGGGATGTCTGGAAGTCTATTAGTATATCGGCATATGATACCCCCAACGTCATTGAGAATGATGTGATAGTGGCAGGGATGATGACCATGGATGATGTTGAGGAAAGGAAGGTGGAATGGGGTGAAGACTCCCCACTGTTTAGGGGAAGTGTACTGGCTGAGTTTGTTGAGGAGTTGGATGACACTGTTATTAACCTAGCTGTTGTCAGGGAAGCCACCCAAAGGCTCTCAGAGCCGCAGGGAGAGGTTATTCTGGGCTGTGACATAGCAAGATTCGGAAAAGACAAGACAGTGGTCTTTAAAAGGCAAGGTGATGTAGCAGAGATGGTATGGCAGACTCAGGGCAGGGACTTGATGACAATAGCAGGATGGATTGGAAGGTATGCAACAGACAACAACGTGGACACAGTGGTAATTGATGACACAGGACTTGGTGGTGGTGTGACAGACCGATTAAGGGAAACAATAGGGCATAAGAACATAGTCCCCTTTAGAGCAGGGGCAAAGGCTAGTAGGGGGCAGGAATTTGGCAACCAGACCACAGAGGCTTGGTTTGCAATGAAGGACTGGCTTTCAGAGAATGGGCAGATTCCCAATGAGGACACTTTAATTGGGCAACTGGTGAGCAGGCGTTATGAAATCCGCTCTGACAGGAGCGTGATTCTTGAGAGCAAGCAGAAGATGGCAAACTCTCCAGATGAAGCAGACGCACTGGCAATGACCTTTGTAGACATGGCAGGAGTTGGAGTATGGTGAAGTATTTCAGATGTGCCATGTGCAATAAACTTCTGGCTGAATATGCAGTGAAAGGAACTATCATTGTCTGCTCCAGATGTAAGCATAAAAACTTTGCTTAGATATTCGTAAGAATAGGTGTTGACATATGTAAAGAAAATAAGGTAAACTCCCCTTGTAAACAAATTTAGTAAGGAGTTAAACATGAATATCAAAGAAAACACCATAGTCACCGCAAAAAGGTTCTCAGACAGGGTTACTACCTACAGGGTTACCACCCACAACATTGGTGAGTTTGAAGCTGTATATGGCACTAGGGTGAATTCCAAAACATGGAAAGATTCCTACTCAAACAATCTTGAAATTCTTAGGATTGTTAAGAACGGTGAAATCAGCTTGGACTACATCACTGGTGTTGTAGGCTCTCTATAAAGAAACTAAAACAAGCAGGGGGGAGGCAACTCCCCCCAAGGAGTTAGCAAAGTGGATACTAATAGAAAACTTTATTTAGACGGCATGATTACAGAAACAGAGTACAGGCAAGCCATTGTCTCTGAGAGGGTGGAAAAGGTAGCAAGCAAGTTTGATGCTTTGCTCTGCATCACCAAGCCCCAGTTCAGGGACAGTATCAGCAATGATGACGTTGCCAAGATATTTGATTACCTCCGCTCTGAGTTGAAGGAAACAGAGAAGGCTATCCTGAAGGGCAAGAAGACGTTTGCATTGAGGACACGTATACAAGTGGACTGAGGGCTTGATTCATATGGTAGAATGAGAAACCAGTGGTCAAGGCAAGTACCCCCAAAGCTATGGAGGTTCTATGCCAAATTGGTTTCCATTCTTCCAGAAAGAGGTCACATATGATGTGGCTTCATCAGTTCCATTAGTAAATGATTTATCTAATGTTGTTTATCCAGAAGACAACTATGGCAACTACGCAAAAGAGGGCTATGGACGCAATGCCATAGTTAATGCTTGTATCAGGGAACTTGCGACTGGCACAGCCGCCGCTAGGTTCTATGTACAGAGAGACACAACAGATGGGTTGGTTGAAGTGGAAGGAACTCCTCTTGCTAATCTCATCATGTCCCCCAACGGCACTCAGGATTTTTATCACTGGTTGGAAAGACTGGTAACTTATCTCTATGTCTCTGGAAATGCCTATGTTCTTAAAGAACGCTCCAGAGGTAACCAGATTACTGGGCTTTACCTCTTACGACCTGACAGGGTATCTATCATGCCATCAGGGGAAGGTGTTAAGGGCTATTCTTATGAAGTAGATGGGAAAGAGTATTTCCTGAAACCTGAAGATGTGGGTCACATAAGTTTTCCAAATCCCAGTGGGGATTTGTATGGGCTTTCCCCATTACATGTTCTGACCAAGACAATAAACCTTGATTTATCCATGACGGACTTTGCCAAGGTGTTCTTCCAGAACGCAGGAGTTCCAAGTGGACTGCTTAAAGTAAAACGCAGGCTTACCTCCCAAGAGGAAGCCACAAGAATCAGGTCAAGGTGGAGGTCATCATTTGGTGGCACTAATAACTTCCATTCGGTTGCTGTATTAGATGATGATGCGGAATATCAGCAAATGGCATCAGCCCCTGCTGAAATGGCTCTGACTGATTTACATAACCATACAGAATCAAGGATTTGTTCAGTCCTTGGAGTTCCCCCAATTTTGATATCGGCAAATGTGGGATTACAGAGGTCAACCTTCTCCAACTATAGGGAAGCAAGATTTTCTTTCCATTCTGAAACCTTAGAACCCTTGATAGACAAGATTGTTAGATTCCTTAATTACTGTGTTGGCATGGAGATGGGTGAAACCATTGCTGTAGACCTCACAGAGATGAGGGGTTTCCTTGATGACAAGGAAACCATCAATGCAAGAGCGGCTCAACTGTTTACCAGTGGAATTGTTACATTGAATGAAGCAAGGGAAATGGTAGGGCAAGATGCTCTGCCAGATGGTGAAGTAAGACGATTGCCTGCCAACATCATTGAGTCCATGGCTCCTACAGAAAGCCTTGCAGGGATGTCTGGTTTTTCTGCTCTCTATTCGGCTGAAAAAAAAGATGACCCTGTGGCATACAGGGGCAAAGCCATGGGGAAAGAACTAAACAGGGACAGGGACACCTTAACTGAGAAGTACACCCCAGTTTATACCAAGTATTTTAAGAGCCAGAAGAGCAGGGTGGATGGAATCTTGGGAAGGTTCCTTAGTAGGGACTTTGAAATAGAAAAAGCAGGAGGATTTCCTTTTACTGCTGACTCATTAATCCCAGATACTGAACTAGGCAATCTTAGTGAAATACTTTGGAAGATGTATGTGGAAGTATCCAAGAACACTTTTGGAATTGTGAACACCAGTGGACTGGCAGGACAACTGGAGTGGTCAGAGGCCCATCCAGTGGTAGCACAGGTTTTAACAACTGTGCCAACCAGAGCCAAGATGATTCATTCCACAACACACAAGCATGTTCAAAGGGCTATCAATACAGCTTTTGAAAGAGGCTATTCAATTGAGCAACTTGCAAGAGGAGTTCCAGATGAAGGCTTTAAGGGAATCAAGACTGTAATGCAGGAAACTGAGAAAAGAGCGGTTTTGATTGCCAGAACAGAAATAATGAGAAGTCAGAACCTAACCAGTGTGAACATGTTCAAGAATCAGGGCTTTGAGTGGGTCAGGGCTTTTGATATAGATGGTGACCCCAATGATACTTATGTTCCTGCAGGTGACCCTTATGGAAGAACCTGCATTGAAAGGAATAACCAGATATATAACGTAGAAGACGCTTATGACATAGAAGACCATCCGAATGGGACTCTATCTTGGATTCCAATGCCCAGAAACTATGTACCAGAAGGAGTAACGGTATGATTAAGAAAACATTGATGTCAGATGCCAAGGCTGTGGATGCTTCACAGGGTTTGGTTGAAGCATTTACAAACACAATGGGAGTTGTTGATTCAGATGGGGACATAATTGACCCTATTGCTTTCAATGGTTCTATTGCCAAGAATCTGCCATTACCAGTTCTGGCAGGACATGACCAACATTCAGTGGTTGGCAAGGTTATTTCTGCAAGACCAGTTCACATTGCTGATGATGAGTATAAGTTATACACGCTGATGCAGATGAACATGGAAACGCAGGGAGGGAAGGAAGCATTTTCCAATGTTTCTGGAAACTTTGTCAGGGAGTGGTCAGTTGGATTCAATGTCCCAGAAGAAGGGTGGGAAATTGAAGGAAGTGGGAAGTCCCAGACCAGAAGAATAAAAGAACTGGACTGGGTGGAAGTAAGCACTGTTATCAGGGGAGCATCTCCTGCAACACAGACAATTTCTTCCAAATCAGAATCTGATGAGGAGAAGCCAAAAACCTTGTTGGAAATTTATACAGGTGAAACTCCTGAAGAAAATGCCTCTGGCACAGAAGTCCAAGAGACTGATGCCCCAGACACAGAATTGCTTCAGGCACAAATAGATTTGCTCAAATTAAAGGGCAAGAAAAAGAAACCAAAGTATTAAGGAGAATTTTGTGGAAACTTCTGAAATTAGAAACCACGCCAATTATCTTCTTGAGCAAGCTGATAAGGCACTCAAGGACGGTAATGTAGAAGAAGCAAAGGCAAAAATGAATGAGGCAGGGAATGCCATTCAAGATGCTGATGCAAAAGACGAGGCACAGGCAGAACTGGACAAGATGAAAGGTGAATTTTCAAAGCCTATCAACACTGTTCCAGTTGCGTCCAGTGACCTTGCAACCTATGACGCAGATGACAATGGGGCTGAGTTAAAAGCCAGTTACAAACCTGCTTCTTGGGTAAAAGGATTACCTGCTGTTGCACAGCCAATATGGGTGCAGGAGAAAATGGGAATCAGGGAAAAAGAAGAAGCTACATTCCAGAGAGACACATTTGCTAAGTGGATGATGTCACCATCTCAGGAAATCTTTTTCAAAAATGCAACGCCTGATGAAATCAAGGCTATGCAAGAAGACACAGATACTGAAGGTGGGTACTTTGTACCAGAGGAATTTATTCCTACAACGATACACGACACAGGGCTACCGTCAGGGGCTTTGAGGGCGGCATCTACAGTTGTTCGTGTTGCAAGCAAAGATGGATATATTCCAACACTGGAATCCGCAACTTGGGGAGCGATTGCAGAAGAGGCGGCCTTTAGTGACCAAACTCCTACTGTGGGCCAAGTGCCATTCAGTATAGAGAAGTCAGGTGGGTTAATTAAGGTAACAAGAGAGTTGCTAGATGACTCTGCTGTTAATCTGCCTACCCTGTTGTCGCAGATATTCCAAGAAGCGGCAGGAAGATTTGAGGATGTTGGAATCTTAAACGGTAACGACACCACAAACTATGCAGGTATTCTGCAAGGTTCATCCAATGATTACGTGATGGCATCTGCCACAGCAGTAACCGCCGCTGACTTGTTTGGTATTTTCTACACCTTGCAGGCACAGCACAGAGGAAATGCTACTTGGGTGATGAATTCGTTGATATCGAAAGAAATCAACAATATCAATGCAACTTCCGCAGGTGTTCATTCAGTCAATGACTTGAACACTCCACCTGCTGAATTCTTGCTTGGTAAGAGGGTAGTTAACAGTGATGTAAGTGGAAACGGACTTGCTGACTCCATAACGGCATCAGATGAAATTGCCGTGTTTGGAGATTTCCGAAACTATTACATCTTTGACAGGATTGGATTTACAATCAGAAGAAATGATTCCCTGTACATGGAGAACGACCAAATAGGGTTCTTTGGTACAAGGCGTGGTGATGGTCAAGTTGGACTTGCCGCCGCCTTCAAGATTCTGAAAGCCGCTCCTTAATAGGGGGCTAAACTGGTAGGGGGGATAAAAGATTATCTCCCTCTTGTCCTCCCTACCTCTAACAAGGAGAAGAGAAATTGGCAAAAGTAACCTGCTTGAAGAGTGTGACAATTGGAAGTCTTAATATGGCTTTTGTAGAAGGTAAGGAATATGACATTCCTGCCAAGGAAGCGAAAGCATATGGAGAATATTTCAAGACTCATGCAACAAAGAAAGCTACTGCTAAGAGTGCAGAAACAGAAGAGAATAAAGAAGCAACAACAGAGGAAAATAAATAGTGGCTACCAGACACACCTATGCTAGTGTAGACGATTTAAGAGACTACTTAGCAGGAACTTCCTATTCTTCTAACTGGTCATCAGACAGTGCCATCATGACCCGAATAGTTGAAGCCTCATCTGTGAGGATAGACAACTACATGGGGATGCAGAGTTTTGGCCCAAGGTCTGAAACCAGATATTACGATATTGGAAGTGGGTCATTGCGTAGGTCAACTCAGAACATACGCAACAGCACAGGAGGCAATATTATTGGGCCGTCCAGTGCCATGGTAAACGCTATCCCTCTGGATAGTTGGTTGGTATCAGTAACAGGGACTATCACCAGTTACAAATCAACAGACAGGGCTGAAAGTGAGTCCTTAGATGAAGGCTACAATAATGATTACTGGTTATTGCCTTATAACACTAGCCCCAAGGTCGAAATAGAGTTGAATGAGGATACTTCTAAAGGTTTCCATGGAGGTCAGCAAACACTGGCTGTTACAGGGGTCTGGGGATACAGTAATGACCTTTCTGATGAGAAGACAACAACTGGAACTATAGCGACAGAAACAGAAACTGCTTGGGGTGTAGAAGATGCTTCCACATTAAACACTGCCCAGACAATTAAGGTTGATGATGAGCAGATGTATATAACTGGAATTTCTTCCAACACTCTCACGGTAGAACGTGGAGTTAATGGAACAACTGCCGCAACTCATACGGCAGGAACTTCTGTTTATACGTATGTGTATCCCACTCTTGTTGTGCAGGCATGTCTTGACCTGTCCAAGATTTATTTCAGAGACAGGGATTTGGGTGTTACTCAAACAATTGGCACTCCAGAAATGGGAGTGACAAGAAGCGATAGGGAAGCAATCAATATTTTAAAAACTTTAGACACTTACAGGGCAACCACAACAGAATCACAGGTTTTCTTTTAATGAGAAGCAAAACCATTGTGGAAACTCAGGGAAATTTCTTTGACCACCGAAATGAACGGTTTGCCAGAGCATTGAATGAATCAATTCTGGATATATCTGTTCTGGGGGCAGGGAAAGTAAGGGAGCAGTTATACAGAGGACATGGTTTTGTCACTGGATATTTAAAAGGCTCTATCAATGGAGGGCTTGTTAAGAATTTCCATGGACAGATAGATGCAGGGGCATTGATGAAGGGGAAGAATGTTGTTTATGCCTCTTGGGTGGAAGGTGTTTCATCAAGAAACAAGAGGAGCAGGTTCAAAGGGTATAAGATGTTCTGGAAAGTCTTCCAGTGGTTGCAAAAACAACCAAAAGAAGTAAAAGAAATTATGGAACATCATGTTAGTAAGGAATTAAATTGAGCAGGGCAGGAGTTATAGATAGAATTGATGCTTTGTTGGCATCAGTGACCAACCCAACCTTTGGGGCGGTTCTGAGAGGAGAGCCAATGATGATTTCCCAGACTCCCTCAGTGGCGTTCTGGTTGTCCAATCGTGAAGTTGACTTTCTGACACTGGCAGACTCATCATCCCTGACAGAGTTTACAATAAGGGCATATTGGAGACTGCAAATATCAAGAGACATTAGAGAAGATGTGGAGTTAGAAGTATGGGATGCGATTGTAAATATAGACAGTGCATTGCGTGGTGATTCTGACCTGAGTGGCAATGTGAATGACATAGAAATAGGAAGTGCTTCAACAGGGTATACAGATATTGGAGGAGTGGCCTACAGGACTCTGGATATTCCGTTATCGGTACAAATTATGGGTGAAGTTACAATTACTCCATAGGAGAACAAGATGGC